GGTCTTGCAGTTCTTTCTACTTTGGCAGTGATGCGTTCCACAGAAGTCCTCCATCAGGGGCAGCACCTTCGTGCAGTGGCCGTGCCGTTTTGCGCTAGTTGTTGAATGCCGCCGCAATCATAATCAGGGCAACTCGTAAAATCATTGGTGAACTCAAGTATGCCTTCGCATGTGTTAGCATCCACGGTGATCGTATCGTCGAAGAACTCAATGGGACTACCGCCCACCTCGTAAGCCCGAAGCCTGAATTGCGTGGAACTTGTTTTTACAAGGCTTACGCCGATGCTGCGAGTGAAAGGCGAGCCGTCAACCTCCCCGCCAGAGCAAGTCCCATCAGTCGAGTTGTATTGGTGCAGCAAGGCGGTGCCTACGACTGATACCCATCCGCTATTCTGGGGGAGTTCATGGGTTCTATTCAATGTCGCACCCAGTCCAATATACTTCAAATCTTCCGCTGTAGGATCGCAACTGTTCAATGTGTCGCTGCATGCGCATTGAGTAACGCCCACAAAAGTGACTCGCCAGCAATCGGGTGTAAACGAAGACTCGCTGCAATTCGTATATGCATCGCCTTCGCACTCGCAGCAACATCTACCGTGATGGCTCATCAACAAGTCCCATCATGCGCATTAGGCTGGCTAAAGACCGGGCGCTTCAAGCCCATATCGTCGTACACCATGAACATTACTACCACCACATCGACCGCATGGGTATCGGTAGTGCCTTGCGATCCTATCGGTCGCCGCTTGAAATTAGCGGGGTAATCATCGCCGTCTGAATCTACGCCATCTCCGCCGATAGCATCAGCCGCAGTGTTATTTATCTCGCACAAGTTGAGGGCGTACCCTTCAGGATCATTACTGGTGCGGGGAGAAAGTTCATCGATGTCCGTATCTTTTGTGCTTGTCTTGCTACTTATCCGCACCTCTTCCCATGTATACGTCCACTTGGTGTTGGCCGTGACATCGGTGTGGCCTGTAACCTTAGCCAGGAAGATGTCATGCCTGCCAGCATTGGTATCAAGAAGCCCGGAGCTACTGCGGCTGATCAAACCATTTACGGAATTAACCGTCTGGTTCATCTTGCGTGCGCCCAGCACTTCACCGGCATGATATAGCGGGATTGCCTGCACCATTACTTCAAGTCCAATTCGTTGAAATCTCGCACACCGGCAACTCGAACCATAAGCGTGCCGTTGCCTTCCGCGCCAGGATTATTATTAGGAGGCTCCTCCATGTATCGGCTGGTTGGTGTTGATCCAGTTGTGGGATCGGTATATACCACCATCTGGTGATGCCCTTCTTTCTTGAACATGAACTCATAAGTGATCGTGTAAGTTTTGCCCCCGTCATCAGTGGCACCGTTGATGCCCATACACATCCACTTCTCGACTCCGTTATGCTGCACGTTAGGAGGCCAAGGCTTGCTATTCAAAAACCCCGTGAATTTCATCGCCTTATCTAGGGGGTGATCGGGTTCCTTGCGCGTGAAGCTTACTATCCCGCGAGGTCTTGAAACGGAAATCTTACCGATGCCTGGGTGGGGCGTGTATGTACTCCCGTCTGGCTTGAACTTGATTGATATGATGTCGCCCTTGGTGCCGTCCTCTTTTACTCCGTGATTGCTTATTACCGTTTCAAGTTGTGCCCCAGTTTGAAGTACCGGAGAACCTCCCACGCCTCCCGGTCCAACGCCTTCAGTTGGCGTTCCACCGCCACCTGGCCTACCGTAATCAACTCGCACTGTAACTTTTTCGCCGGTGCCGTGGATCTCCGAAACGCCGCGACTGATGCAAAGAGCGTCAGGGATGAAATTGTGCGGCTGACCGATGGCGGCAGGTACATTGATAGTTGCGAGGTAACTGCTTTTATCTGGTGCAGCAATACCACTCACCAAGTAGAAGTCACTCGCAACCCACCCATCCACGGTTTCCGTAGCGGTAGTAGCCTCGACAATTTTCTTAACAGTAATAGCCATTAGAACGCTATCCCTGTGGGTGCCAGGTCTGAAGTGTTCCGGTTGATTTGTTTCAATTCATCTAGCTGTGACTTCTGAACTACGTCCTCCCCTGGCCGTCCCGCTATTTCAAATGCGCCTATTGCTGTGGAAAATGCCCCGCGGCTTATTTGTTCAATCGCTGCCGCCGGGTCGCTTATCATCTTGGACAAATCTTTTTGCTGTTTAGGATCAGCGAGAAGCGGCAAGTCCTTCAGCGTGGTAATGGCGCGGGATAGCGTATCTAACACATCTTTCATTTTCGTTATGTCCAACCCTTCTTCTATTGCCCGGACCTTGAACGCCTCTTGCTTTCTCATTATTGCTGCTATTTGCGCCTGCCTTCTATGTTCAGCCCGCTGCAATTGCGTCAAGTTTGGATCGGCAGTGAATGCCATCCCCGTAGCTACGGCACCGGCTGATGTAATATCCCGCCTCAATCTTTTTCTTGCCTCGCTCTTGCGCGCCGATTCTGCAAATTCCTTGTCGCTTAGACCTTGGTATTGGGCGCCGAACTGCGCCCTTACTATCGGCACAAGAATCCTTCTGCTGTAATCAGCCCCGGCTGTATATGCGGTGCCGATCACGGGGATCATCTTGATGAATGCTTCGCCAGCCCCTACCAGCGCCTGCATGCTGGTTGCGCCACCTTCAATTGCATCAGCATAAGCATTCACCCCGGCAGTAACTCCACGCAAGCCAAACTCCATAACCGCGAAAGCGCCAAGAGCCTTCTGCATCTGCGAGTTGAAGACATCTAGCTTGGACTCCTTCTCGATCACCTTGCCGGTCCGCTTGACCTTGCTCTCGGCTTCTTTCAAAACCTTAGACAACTTGGAGTGGTCGCCTTCAATGCTGACGTTTAATTTTCCAACTTCTTTTCTTGCCATCGCTTTTTCCTAGCCATTCTCTGCGCCAGCATGGTGTGACTGACTTCACCCTTTTCCATCTGCATAATGTACGGCATCTCGGCCAGCATCTTCGTCCATTGATAGAAGCTAAGGCTCCACGGGTTCACGCTATAGAACCACCGCAGCAGTGCGGCTATTTCTCCCCAGTCAGCGATAAAGGGTCAGGGGTCGCCTCCTCCTCTCCATCGTCCTCTTCCACGCCATAGAATCTTGCGATCAGTAACATGACCAAACTGATCTGGTCCCCGGTGGACATCCCGTTCATGGTCACCCCGGTCTTTTCTGCTGCGATCTTTATTGCTAACGGGATACCTCTAGGTGACCGCGCAAACTTCAGAATGTCCGCAATGTCAAGCAACGCCTTCGCTTCATCTGCGATAGGGATTGCAGCGCCTAACCGTGCAGCGTCTTGCATGGTGAGCGCGCCGTATTCCTGGCCTTGAAAGACCACCGGGGCATTCGCGTCATTCATCAAGTTACTCATGCTGTTTCATCCCATGTCTGAGTGATTGGCCCGACAGACTCAAACGTGGCCGTTATGGATAGCTTGCCCACGTTAGGCCGGTCCATAGCCATCGAAGTTACCAGCGCCGTGAATGCGTATGTGCATCCAGTTTGAGCGGTTAAGGTCAAGCTGATCTTGAACGCTGTATCCAGATCCCCTACAGCCATCGCACTGCCATCTGCCGCAGCATCTGGAAGTGGGGCCATGTTGCTTGCATCAAACTCACCCGTGCCGGTGATTGTGCCATCCATCGAAACTCCACCGGCTGATGATCGGCTTAAGAAGCCGCCGTCTGCGAACCCGGTATCGTCAACGGACGGGTTGCTGTAAGTCGCACTCCACCCATCGACTTTAACGTGGAGCGCGTTCGGAAGCGTTGCGCCGCCACCTATCCCGTGAATCGTCTGCTGTGCCATGATAGAATCCTTTCAGTGGCGGCCCCATGTCCTTACGAGGCCAGAACCTGCCAGTCACTACTTATCCGGTATGCATCTTCTTCAATAGTTAATGTTCCGCGGTCCATCATCCGAACGTGAATCTTTGCGTATGTCGCGCTAGGTGTGAGCGCCTTGTTAGCCAGGGCAGTTGTTAACTTGTCCGCATGGCCCTGGATTACTGCCGCGCCTAGCCGAACGTCTTCGTAGATGTCGAACTGAATTGATAGCTCGCTGTCGTCGTCGTTGCTGAAGTAATGCTCCTGCACATCACTGATCACGCTGTAAACGCAAAGCGGAAGTGCAGCATCATCCGAACCACGCCCCAGATATATACGGCCACTTACCGCGGCGTAGAATGTCCCTGCCGATTGATCGGCAGTGAGTTGCGTATAGATCGCATCGGTGACTACTTTCTGGCTCATTACCTCAACGTCCTAACGAACTTAGCGATACTGTCCTGGTATATCGTCGCCATCTTGCGCTTGGACCGATTAAACGCCGGGCGCATGAATGGGCGAGGCGGCAGGGTCACGGTCTTCGCGCTTCGCCATACATCCTTAGACACCTGGAAGGCCAACCGCGCTGCACTGCTTGCGCTGATACGCGCACCAAACTCTTGAACGGGCGCGTAGATCAAATTGGTGCCTACTCGGATTGACGGCTTCGGGCCTTTGTTCTTCGAGCGATCAATCTGTATGGACCGGCGAAGCGTCCCAGTTCGCACGCCTGGCGGCTTGCCGGGAGGACTTGACGGGCCATACTTCCCCCTGCCATGCTTGGACAATATGAGCTTCACTTGCGACTGGAAGTGCCGGGCCACCCGCGACAACGCAGCACGCTGCGCTCTGTCGAGCTTGCGGGTGAAGTCATCGCCATACCATTCAACCTTCACGGCCATCAGTCTGACTCCTCGCACATCACTGCCATGATCACCCCGGCTTGCTGCGGGTTTCGTATCTCATTGATTTGCAGCGTGCGCGTTACATCGCTGCCGGTGGTCGAGTCAACGAAGGTCACTTGATCCTCCTCCACAATGTCCTGGCCGGTTGCTACAAAGATCTTCCACATCCTGCGATTAGATTCCCTGCCGTAGCGCAGAGCTTCCGAAGCGCTTACCTGTTGAATGCGTGCAGGGACACTGGACAGGCTGGCATTGAAGGTCTGTATGGGACTGCCGCCGCTATCCCTGGTCACCGTTACCCTGGTGGTATTGATGGACGAATCTAGAAGATGGATTGGTGGCGTAGCCATATCATGCGGCACTTACCGGCACATCGACCCACGGGCGCAAGGCATCGCGGATCTCATCATCCATGTTCAGTTGATCGGACAAGGTGTAGCTATAATCGCCCAGGCTTTCCGATCTCAAGTTAGGATCTTTGCGGCCCAGGTGGAACATACGCGCCGCCCATATATCAGTGAGGTTCTGTAGCGATTCAGGCACGGTCGCATAGCCTGCGCGGTAATGCACCATCATGGTCTGAAACGAACGCCCGAACCGTTGCGAACTATCAGGCCAGATATTTCCAAAGGTGTGATGATATTCAACCTGCCCCGACTCCAAGTCCACAATGTAATCGTCGAGGATCTCTTCGGGCCAGGTAAGCCGCACGGCGCTACTCTTCGCATTGGTGATATTCAATCGGTGCAGATCAGACGATTCACCATCAGCAGTCACCTTGTTCGTCACCGTCCAGCCTGACCTGGCGTTCAGGGCTGTTGCCATTGCTGAGAATGTGGGGCTATTGCCGAAGGTATCTTCTGACTTGATGATCGTTCCATCTGCACTCATGCTCCGCAGGTTCACCCCGTCATTGTTCACCCAGACGCTGGCGATCTTGTCGGTGCCGGTGTACT